GGTAGCGTTATGACTCAAGACCAATCTTTGACGATTGACTTTGAGGGCGATACTTTAGCAGTAGGTTTACCGCTAACTATCCAAAACGAGAATGGCGATGTTATGCCATTACCTGATGGGGAGTACATCCTTGAAAATGGTATGACTTTAACAGTTGCGGGTGGTTTAGTTTCTGAATTGTCAGAGGCAAAAGCTGAAGAAGCCGAAGAAGAAATGGAAACCGAAATGGAAAAAGAAAGCCCAAGCGTTGGAGGTGTAAAAAGTGAAAAACACACACAAGAAATTTTTTACCAATTAGCAAAAGAATTTGGTACTCAATTAGAAGCTATGAAAGCTGAATTGAAAGCAGATTTTACTGCAAAATTAGAAGAACAAAAAGAAATCGTTTCATTAACAAAAAACAAACCAGCTAAAGAAAAGTCTTTTGAAGAAATGACAGCTTTAGAGAAATTTAGACTAACAAAAAATAAATAAAAAATTATGGCAATTACTTACAATTCAGTTAACTACAGAGGAAAGGCAGCAGAGCCTATTGTAGAAGAATTATTATTTGAAAACGGAACTATCGCAAAAGCATTAGTAACATTTGAAGAAGATGTTAAAGCGGAAACTATCTTTACGGAAGCTACTGCTACTGCAACTTTGCAAGCTTATACTTCAGGAGTTCCAACAAGCGCAGGTTCACTTACTGCTTTTGATGTAGCGGTTACTCCTACAAAAGTTCAATTTTACCAAGAGTTCGATCCTAACACTTTGAGATTCTCACGTTTCAAAAGAGATATGAAACCAGGTGCTTGGGAAATTATGTCAAGCGAATTTGAACAACTTGTTATTGGTGGTTTATACGCTAAACAAATTTCAAACGCTTTTGAAAATGAGTTTTGGAACGGTGCTACTTCAGCAACTAAAACGGCTGTAGCTGCTTTGACTGCTGGAACTGCTAACACTTCAGTAGGTGCTGCTGAAAAAACTAAAGTTGCTGCTTTGACTACAAGTCAAGTGGATGGTATCTTGGTTAAAATGATTTACAATGATTCTAACGCTACTGCAACTGCTGGAGTAGGAACACGTGTAAAAGTTGCAGGTACTACTTTAACTGCTTCTGTTTTAAAAGCTGAATTAGACAAAGTTTACGCTGCTATTCCTGCTGATACTTTGAACGCTGCTGAAAAACCATCTTTGTACTTGCCACGTTCGGTAAAACAAATGATTGTACAAGCTAACAACGTAACAACTGATTATACTAAACCATTTGATGCAGATGCAGCTTACGAAAACATTTACTTTAACGGTTTAAAATGTGAATTTGTTCCATTACCTGAAAACGTTGTTATCGCTTCTTTGAAATCTCATTTGATTTGGGCTACTGATTTAGCTTCAGATGTTAACGTTATGCAGTTAGATAAAATCGCTCTTAATAGAGAAGATATGTTCTTGAAAAATAATATGACTTTAGCCGCTCACGTTGTTAATCAAAAATTCAACGTTCTTTACGTAGGATAGTCAATAACTTAAACCGCTCTTTAATTAGGGCGGTTTTTAATAAAATATATAAATATGGCTTGTGATATATTAAAAGGTCGGACTTTACCTTGTAAAGATTCGAGAACGGGAATTAGATTTGTAGATTTTGGACTTTATACAGGCGATACTTATACGGTATCCGCTCAAGAAATTGCTTCTTTACCTGCTGGATTAACTGAAGTTTTTCGTTATGAAGTTAAAGGTGCAGGAAATTCATTAATTGAAACAGCAACTGTAAACAACGATAATAGAACTATTGAAATTGTTCAGGCTTTAGCTTTGAATTTAGCTAAATTAGGCAAAGAAACTGAAGTAGAATTGCAATCTTTACTTTATGGTAGAGTAGTAGCGTTTATCCACGATTATAACGGAAATGTAAAAGCTGTAGGTATTGATTCAGGACTTGAAGCAACTACAGGAGTTATGAGTACAGAAGCGAGTGGTTATACTTTGGCTTTAGAGGCGAGAGATAATAACTTTGCTCCATTCTTATCAGGTGCGGCTAAAACTGCTTTATTGGCTTTAGTTTCAGCGCAAGTGGTTACTGCATAATATTTTTTCATAGTGTTTTTGTTTTAAAGCGTATCTTAATCGGTACGCTTTTTTATTTGATACCAAACCACTAAAAAAACGTTTAATAAATATGAAGATATTTGACCCTACAGACGCAACGCATACTTTACAAATCATACCACGTGATTACGTTACTACGGCTACTATGGTTTTAAGGAATGAATTAAGACAAACCGAAACAACTCATAACCTTACTTGTACAAATACAAACGGATATTTGACCGCTGAATTTACGCAAACAATGACAGAGGGACAAAATTTTGAAATCGAAGTGTACGATACTTTTAATAATTTGCTTTATCGTGGTAAAGCATACGCAACAACAACAACTATATGAGTTTAGAAATTTTACAATTATCAAACTATACACGACCTGAAATAAAAGAAAGTGCTTCGAAAGACTTTGTTTTAAATGGCGATAAAAATAGTTTTTACCAAGAAATTATTGACAGGTATAACGGTAGCGCAACCAATAGAGCTATTATAGATGCTTATGCACAATATATTTACGGTAAAGGTTTAACTTCAAACCAAAAAAGTACAAAGGCGATACAATTTGCGGACATTTTAAGAATACTATCTAAAAAGGATTTAAAGAACGTTTGTCAGGATTACTCATTATTTGGAGAAGCAAGTATCGAAATAATTTTTAAAGGTGGTAATGTTATGCAAATTAAGCATACTCCTAAAAATTGTATTGTACCTAATAAAATGGATGAAAATGGCGACATAAAAACTTATTGGTATTCAAGAGATTTTTCACAGCCAAGAAAATACGAGCCATTACCAATACCCGCCTTTGGTTTTGATACAATTAAAAACGGTTCAGCAATTTATATAATTTCAGACTACCAAGTAGGAAAAACTTATTTCAGCGATCCGACTTATTTAAGCGGAATGCCATACGCAGTATTCGAAGAAGAATACTCTAATTTTGTTGTTAACCACATTAAAAATGGTTTATCGTTTGGTCATATTATAAACTTTAACGATGGAGCAGACAAAACCGAAGAACAAAAGAAAGCTATATTTGATTCATTTAGACAAAATTTAGCAGGTAGTACAAACGCAGGTAAATTTGTTTTAGCTTACAACGATAACAAAGAAAATAGTGTAACTATTGAAGCGTTAACAGTATCGGATGCGCACAAACAGTACGAGTTTTTAACTGCTGACGCAATGCAGAAAATAATGTTATCTCACAGGGTAACTTCTCCGATTCTTTTTGGTATTAAAGATGCTACAGGCTTTGGAAATAATGCAGACGAAATGCAGGTTGCTTTTGACGAATTAATGTTAAACGTTATTCAGCCAAAACAAGAGGTTATTTTAGATGCTTTAATGTTTGTTTTAAACCAAAACGGTTTTAATATTGATTTAGATTTTATTCCTTTAAGACCTAAAACAACAAGCGAACAACCTACACAATTATCAAAGCAAGATTCACACGAACATACAGACGATATTTTAGCGGATGAGTTAATGGGTTTAGGGGAAACTATTGATTTGGATGAGTGGGAGTTGATTGATTCAAGAGAGGCGCAAAATGATGACCCTATTTCAGAAACTTCTTTTAAGTTAGCTTATGCTTTTGATGCAGCACCAACAAAAGACAGCAAACAAGATACTTCTGTTTTTAAAATTCGTTATTCTTATGCGGGTAATCCAACACCACAAAGAGAGTTTTGTCGTAAAATGATTCAATCAAAATTAATGTATCGTAAAGAAGATATTATTAACGCAGGAAATAAACCTGTTAATAAAGGATTTGGAGCAAATGGAGAGGATAAATATTCTATTTGGTTATATAAAGGCGGTGCGAGATGCCATCATTTTTGGATGCGTAATATTTACATTAAGAAAAATAACGACAAAATTAGTGCTAAAAAAGCGAGGGAATTACTAAACGCTTTAGACCCATCATTGAGAAAGGAAGCTAACTTTGAACAAAATGACCCGTTAGTAGCAAAAATGCCAAATGATATGCCTAACAACGGATTTTTAAACCCACAAGGATAATGGAAACAATTTTATTAAACGATAACGAGATAACAGAAAGCACTTTATTAGGTGGGAATATCGATGTAGACAGGTACAAGTTTTGTATTATTGACGCTCAAATTTCTAAATTAGAAGAATGTTTAGGTGAAACACTTTACGAGAAGATAAAAGATGACTTCGATGCGGGAACTTTAGCGGGTAATTATTTAACTTTGCACACAAAGTATATTAAACCTTTTTTAATACATCAAAGCGCACTTGAATACCTTAAGATTGGAGCTTACCACGTTAGTAACGGTGGTATTTATAAACATACACCAAGCAACGGAACGGCAATAGAAAAAAATGAGGTCGATTTTTTAGTAGAAAACCAAAGGTCAAAGGCCGAAATGTATTTGCAAAGAATGGAAAAATGGCTAGCAGTTAACACAATACCTGAATATTATTCTTATGTATCGGGAACGGTAACACCTGCACGTAAATCAAGTATTGGCAATTGGTATTTTGACGGAATGGACTACACAAACAAGCGAAATAAAAGCGATAATGACAACGAAACCGACTTTGGATACTGGTAAAAAAGAGCGAGAAGCTAAAAAAACAATTGAAAAACTGCAAATATATTTAAAGAAAAATGGCACAACAAATAGTTAACGTAGGAGCGACCGCTAACGATGGCACAGGAGATACTTTAAGACTATCGCAACAAAAAGCAAATAATAATTTTACCGAGTTATACGGAATTGCGGGAGGTTCTTCAAGTTTACAAGCGGTTACCGATATAGGCAATACTACAGATAATAACATAGAATTTTCTTCAGGAGTTGGAGTTCTATTAGATAACACTTCGACATTAAGAAAAGGTACAATTGATGCTGGTTATGGTGGTGCAAAAGGTATCGCTCAAATATGCTCAGTTGGTTACGAGTTGAAATGGGAAGCTGGTCGTTTATATGTTATGGGCGATGGAGGCACAACTATTAGAGAAGTAAGCCATAATTTTACAACTACACCCGCTGCTACAGACGATATTGCAAAAGGTTTTATTGTTGGTAGTAGATGGATTTTAGACGATGGCGATTTATATGTTTGTACCGATAACACAAGTACGGCAGCCGTTTGGGTATTACAGCCAAATATTCCAACCAAAACAAGCGATTTAATAAATGATGGTGATGACGGAATATCTCATTTTATTTCGTTAAATGATTTGCCTTCAAATGTTATTTTATACCCTACAAATGTAGCAAGTGATATTGGTGGATATGTTAAATTGGTTACTTCAATTACCGATACTGATTATAATACAACCGCAGTAGATATTAGCACGGGTGCAATCACAACAACATCACAATTAATAAGCAGTTTAGCCACTCCGGCAAATATTATTGTAGGTAATCCTGGAGTATTTAATATTACAACTATAGGAAATATTAGAAGAACAGCAGGGAGCGGAACAGCATCTTTTTATTTTCAAGTTTATAAGAGAACAAGCGGTGGAACTGAAATACTAATAACAACAAGCGACAATACTATACCCGTTTTAGATAGTGGTACTTATATAGAATTTTCTTCTACTGCATTATGGAATGACGGAATATTTTTAAGCACGGATAGAATTGTTTTAAAGTTTTACGGTAATAGAATTTCGGGCGGTTCAAATCCAACCTACCAGTTTCAATTTGGCGGTACAACTCCTGTAAGGTCATTTTTACCAATACCTTTAACGGTAGTTCCAGTTCTTAAATTAGATGATTTGCAGGATGTAACTATTACAACTGTTGCAGATAATGATTTATTGATTTACGAAAATAGTACCTCGTTATGGAAAAATAAAACTATAACGGCTGCAATGTTACCGAGTGCAATTGATGCAGCTAAAATAGATGGAGGTAATGTTTCAAATACTGAATTTAGTTATTTAGATGGAGTTACAAGTTCAATCCAAACACAAATAGACTCAAAAGCCGATATTAATCCAAGAACTCAAACCGTTACAAGTTCGGCAACGGTTACACCAACAGGCGCAAATGATTTGGTAGTTATTACGGCTCAGGCTGCAGGTTTAACCATAGCAAATCCAACAGGCACAATGGTACAAGGTCAGGCATTAATGATTAGAATCAAAGATAACGGAACGGCAAGGAGTATTGCTTTTGGTACTAATTACAGAGCGTTAGGAATAACACTACCAACTACAACCGTAATAAGTAAAACAATTTATTTGGGTTGCATTTGGAACGCTACAGACACAAAATTTGATATTGTTGGATTAAATCAGGAAGCCTAATGTATTATAGTTTAATTAGTTCGATGAAAAAAACAACTGCATTTTCTTATGATACAGATGCAGCAGCGTTTTTTACGGCAACAGGAATAACCGACACGACTCAAAAAAGTGCGGTTAATACTTTAGTTTTAGATTTAAAAAGCTACGGCATATGGACTAAAACAAAAGCCATTTATCCAATGGTTGGAGGTACAGCAAACTCGCATAAATTCAACTTAAAACATCCAGAAGATGAAACTTATGCGTTTAGATTAACTTTTAATGGAGGATGGACACATACTTCAAACGGTGCTAAACCAAATGGAACAAATGCCGATGCTATTACATATTTAAACGCATTAACAACATTAACTAATAATAATTATCATTTATCTCATTACTCAAGAACGCAAAAAACAACAGGTTCGGAGATAGATTTAGTCGCTCGGCAATCAGCGACAGTTAGAATGATTAATGTATGTCAATATTACGCAGGAGCAGGGAAGGCATTTGTTGCGGGAGATTATAACACGAGTTTAATCTTAAATTCAGATACAAACACACTCGGAATGGTAGTAGGTAGTAGAATTTCGCAAACTTCTGCTAAATTATTTATGAATGCTGTGCAAAAAGGAAGTACTTTGACATTAAGCAACCCAAATGAGCTGCCAGATAATTTCTTCTTTTTAGGAGCGAATAGTATAGCCAATGAATATTCAAGTAAAGAATGTTCTTTTGCATCTATTGGAGATGGATTAACAGATACTGAGGTGGCAAACTTTTACACAGCCGTTCAGGCATTTCAAATAACTTTAGGAAGACAAGTATAATTATGGAAGTATATAAATTAACAATTGAACAAAAAGAATCATTAATAGGTCAAACTTATGACGGTGTACAATATTTTAACCCAGTTTTAGATTCAGACGGTAATTGGTTTATTTCAATTGAGGAAGTAAATCAATGCACAAATGAATTATTTCAATGGGTTAAAGAATTGCCATTAATCAATTATAATCCTATAATAAATGAACGCTTTTAAATTTTGCATTATGACATTACCAATTAAAAGAATAGAACCTATTACATTTATCGGAATTGCTTTGGCATTTATTGCGCCAATATATCCATTAATGGCAACCGTTTGCACATTTATTGTAGCCGACGCTTTACTTGAGGTTATAAATTCATTTAAAAATAAGCAATTTTGTCCTACTTTTGTCAAAAGATTAGTATTAAAATTCCTATCTTATAATATTTGTTTAATAATTATTTACGTTTTAGAAGTCAATTTATTAGGCGAATTCGTTAAAATGATAATCGGAATACCTTTATTAATTACAAAAGTATTAAGTGTAGGGTTAATATGGTTAGAACTTAACTCAATAGACGAAAATTTTTATAAAATTACGGGTAAAAGGTTCGTAAAAGAGTTTAAAAAAATGATTATATTTGGGAAGGAATTTAAAAACGAGATACAAGATGCAAATAAATAAAGATTGTTTATTATTGATTGCCGAGTTTGAGGGTTTGTCTTTAAAACCTTACCTTTGCCCTGCTAAAAAAGCGACAATAGGATACGGAAATACGTATTATAAAGATGGTAAAAAGGTTACAATGTTAGATAGTCCAATAAGTAAAGAAGATGCGCTTATATTGCTTGAAA